TAATTTCAATTAGCTCTGCTTTGCGGCCGCCAGCATTTTGATATACTACAAAGAAGTCAGGTACGTAAAATGTATCTCGGCCCGTAAAAGGATTTCTGTAAGGTATACGTACATTTTCGCTAGCCCAACTTACTACACTAGGATGGTTATCGCAGAATCGCATAAAGGTTAATTCCCATCCACTGCGATATTTAGGTGTGCCTTTGCCCACATACTTTTCAGGGTGTAGCAAAGTATAGAACCCCTGAGCGTAGTTGTTTGCCATTAAAACTCCCTAGCGGCTAGTTGTAGTGTTGGCTTAGGAACATTCTTGTAGTATCTAATAGTGTCAGGCAAATTTAAATTTATTCTATCAAGAATATCTTGGCTAACATCTAATGTTCCGCTAGCAGTAGATTGCTCAATTAATGTTCTAAAATCTAAATCCAAGTCTTGACTAGCTTTCCAAAATGCCAACACTATATTTTCAGCTGGCGTTCTAGCTAAGCCAAGTGATAGCACTCGCTGTACTGCTTTGTCAAAATCTACTTGTGGTATTACTTTATATGTTGTCATTAGAAGTCCGTTTTATCTTTTGCATCGTATCCAGGGTTACCTTTAATGCCCGTTACCTTGCCAGTCTTGTTGTATTCGGCTACCTGCGCTGGTGTTAGCTTGCCTTGGCGATACGCCGTATTTGCGGCATTACGATCATTTTGATTTTGTAATCTCTGAATGTCGCTTTCACGTTCTGTTTGCTTGCTAACAATTGCATCACCTTTCTTGTCGTTGGCATTAGCATTAGCATTTGTATTTCCAACCCTGGCTGGGGCGGCATATGGTTCTTTATTGTTGGCATTTCTTTTGTCTGTAATAACTCCATTGTCAGTTGTTCTACCCTGGCTCGGGTACTGCGGAGCATCTCTCAATGCCCTGTAATGGGCTTCTGTCTCGGCTCGTCGTATAGCATCAGGTGACTGAGATATAGGAGGCTTTGCTTTTAAATTTTCCATGTAAGCTTTTTTATACTCAGGGGTATAACCAGCATCGTCAAGCTGTTGTTGTTTAGACTGTATGTAATCTTTATTAGCTTTGCTTACAGGAGGCGTAGCAGGAGATGTTGTTTTGTCTGTTCCTGTGTTACCGTTGTAAGGAGTTGTTGCCGTTACAGGTTTTACTGTTCCATCAGTGTTATTGGTTATATTACCGTTTGTGCTCTTCTTGCCCAAGAATGGAACCCAACTTGGCCATGAAACTTCTTTCTTAGGTGCTGTGCCTGCTACACTCATAATTGCGGCTCCATCAGTAGTTCCATAAGGATCAGTATACATTGGCTGTTCAGCTGGTGCCTCTTGTGCCTTAACTGCATCTTTCTTAGGAGGCTTTGTAATTGGTGTAAAGCTACTGCTTTGAGTTTTCTTACCGCCTGCTGGTTTAACTGGTTCTGGTGGCTTTGGCAGTGGCTTAATGTGTGCCGGCGCAGTTGGCGTTGGGCCTTGAAACCCCGGTGCTTCTAAATCTTCGTAACGTATTGTCAACGACCACATAACAGGTTCACTAGATGAATAGTCTAATGTATCGTGCTGTGCATCAACGATGAAAGCATTCTTTAATCTGTAAATTTTATCTTCAGCACCAGGTGCGCTTAGATTTTTCATTTTGATTTCAACTTCAAATGATTTAAACTTTGCGGCCTTACTACCATCAGTTGGATCAAATTGTTCTTGAACCCATGCCCAGATCATTGCATCACCAGAATTGTTAGTTTGATCATACAATGTCATTGTAATAGGTTCGTATGTTAGTTTTGTTTGTACAAGTGTTTTGTGATTATAAACATTAACTACTTGTGTGTCTGCTGTCCAACGTGGTAATTCACATGTCTTAGCCAAAAACACAGGTGTAGTATCGTAACCATATTCTCCACTTGTTGTTATGAACTTTACTTCATAAGCAAATTTTAGATATGGATGCCCGTCGCCAAGTGGCGTGTCATCAGGATGTACCTCAACGCCGTTAAGTATTTTTTTAGTTGCTGAATTTTCGTACTTGAAGTAACTCATATCAATGATAAAGGGCGATTTCTCGCCCTTTATTTCTTTCTCCTAATAAGGGCAAACATTTCTGCTTACACTTACTTATCACTTTATTAAAGTGAGCTTTTATTAACCACCTGTAGCCAAGTCGCCACCGCCAACATCACCAGTCATTTGATCTTCGTGTTGAGCATTGTCATACTTGATAGCAATAGTAATGTTTAGAGGATCGCTAGTTGAGTAGTTGTTTTCGCCGTAGTTTACGTTTTGAACGTAGCAACCACCTAGTGTCCATGTATCAAGCACAGCTTCACTACCGTCTAAGTTCTCAATTACCATTTCAAACTTATAACCGCCACCAGATCTAGATGAGAATTGGTTAGCGTGGTCAACTTGCTTTTGCAACTGTGAACCAATAGCACGAACTACTTCGTTTGTTACATCATCTTTTACAGTTAATGTAATTGGGTCCCATGAGTGCTTACCGGCCAAGTTAATACGTGAGTTATAAACGTCTACTACAACGTCATCATGTGTTACACTTGGACGACCAACACTTACTACCTGGCTTGTTAACTGTAGCGTATCACCGGTACCAAAACCAGTAAGGGTGACACGGAAACGATAACTTAGCTTAGGCTGTACCAGAGGGCCACTGGCCCCACCTGGTACGTTAAATTTACTTAAATCGACTGCCATTTTCAGTTCTCCTTGTCGTTATTTAGTGTTATTGGCGATCGCGCCAGTGTTTACAACTCGAACTGGGATGTAGATGAATTCAATTGCCTTAACTGGCTCAATTGCGATATCAATGTACAATTCGTTTCTGTCAATTCTTGTTGGTGTGTTATTTGTTTCATCGCAAACTACCAAGAAGTCATAGACAGCACGTTTTGAAACCATGTCGGCTAAGAATCCATTGAACACCTTAATTACGCGGTCACGTGTAATCTTGTCGTTTGGTTCAAAGATGAACGGACGAGCAATAATGTCAAACTGCTTACGTAGATATACTAATAAGCGAGCAACGTTAACGCGGTCTAGGGCAGAGCTAAATGGGTACAATGTTTTCTGACCCCATGTAAACAAACCTTGTCCTGGGAAATTAACCAATGGGTTAATGTTGTCTTGATACAATGTATCACGTTGACCTTGGTTCAATGCCAATGGTAAGAACTCGTTTTCAGCGTTTACTAAACCTAAGTTGCTTACGCCACTTAGAACACCACGTGTTAAACCAGCTGGAGCAAACCATGGATAAGCAACTTGGTCGTTGTAAGCATAGCCACGTAGAACTGCATGACTTGCAGGAACTGCAACATCATTACCGTCTAAGTCTGTAGACAATGCGCTTGGGTAGTAAATTGCGGCATTACCACTGCGTGTTGTTAAACCATCAGCGCCGTTAGTACCAGCTTCTGTACCCATTGCCCATGTGTGAACTGCACTCATTCTGTTTGACAACTTCATTGGAGTGTCACCGATAACGAATACTGTTTCCTTACGGTCATAGCTTAATGTAATCATTTCGTCCATACATTCAACATAACCAGGTGTTGCTACCAAGTTGAAGTCTAATGTTTCTGCACGTAAATCTTCATTGTCTGTTAAAGCGGCTTGTAGACGTTTTACAACTACACGGCGTTGAGCTTTTTCAAACATGTATGGAGCACCTGCTTTGAAACCACTGTCAACGTTACCAGATTCTGTTTGCCAGAATTCTTCAGCGGCATTCCACTTCTTAACGTTACCAGAGCTTACTGCGCTGTTCCATAATAACATACCATCTGGATAGTAAGCTGGGTTTGGAACTTGATCATCCATGTGACTTGCGCCACCTTCAACACCACTGCTGTCGCCTGCTGTTGCTGTTAAGTCAACAAATAAGCAACCGTCTTCTGTTGTTTGGTCTGCGTTATCGCGTGTTACCCATTCGCTACCATTGTAGAATTTAATTACTGGGTAGTTGGCCATGTCGTTTGTATCAACCCATACATCACCATTGCTTGCGCTACTTGGTTCTGTTGTGTTAACGTGAACGCTTTCTACGGCTGTCCAGATTGGTGTATCGTCAACTGTAGCCTTAACATAAATGTCAACGTTTGTACCGGCATCATACCATAAGCGACCATCAACGATAGGACCTGTTGGAGCGGCATCACTTGCACTTGGATCTAATGTAATCCAGCTTGCGCCATCCCAACGCTTAATTGTAAAGCGAGCGGCTGTTGGCTCGTCAAACTGTACATATAAGCTGTTTGTAACTAATGCGCTACCAAATTCAGTAGTAGCTGTTGCATTGTCTTCGTAGCCAACTAACATGTCAGTCTTACCTGGACCAACTTTTTGTACTGTCCAGCTCTCTGTTGTAGAGTTGTACTTTTTAATGCGTAGGTTTAAACCTGCATTTGGACTTGTTGTCTTTAACCAAACATCGCCAGCTGTTGATGCGCTTGGAACTTGATAGTGAGGAGCAACTGTAACTGTTCTACCTAGGTTAGCAGAAGTAATCTGGAACCATGAACCAGCTACCTTTTTGTAATATGTTCTTGTTGAGCTAGATGCATCAAGTGCGTAATCACCGTTGCTACCAACACCAGCACCAGGAGTGCCGTCTGTGATTGTAACAGTTTTAGCAACCCACTTGCCACCGACAGCTTCAAATAGACCAAATTGGCTATCATTTGTATCTAACCAGTATTGGTTGTTAGCTGGTGGGCCAACTGGTGCTTCTGCTTGTGGCTCTAGTTCTTCCATGTTTAGGTCAGCACGTACTAAGATAGCACGGTTTGCAACACCAAGGTAGTAATAAGCGGCAAGCAAGCCGTATTCGTTTAGTTCGTGACCGTGTACAGGTGTACCGTCAACGATAGTGAACTTAGGTTCACCGTATAGTTGTACCAACTCGCGTTGGCTAGTAACAATTAGGGGTTTTTTAGCAAAAGGTGCTGTAGTATATTGAGCAGATGAACCATCAGGAGCTGTCTTTCCTGATCGTGTTGCTAAAACAATAACTGGTACGGTACCGTTGCCTGCAGATGCGTATGCGCTTTCATCGATAACCGATACGCTTACGCCTGGGGAAACTAACTGAGCCATTATAATATCTCCATTCTTTAAGGGATTCTTGCCCTTCTTCAGAGATATTTAGCTCATAGCAACGTTTCTGGACCTATTTAGCGGAATAGTTGCTTTTAAATTTTACTGGACAACGCTAGCTAACTGCTTATACAAGTCATCAATGCTACCATTGTTATCAATAATAGCATCAAACTCTGTGCCCACCCAGGCTGTTTCGCTAGCATGGATACCTAAGTGCTTGAGCTTTTCAGCCGCAAAAGCATCACCGTTGTTAGCTTTACCAGCCATAATATGCCAGCTCGGTAACTCCCCACGCTGTACCCAAATTACCTTGCCACCTGCTTCTTTGATAGCTTTAATTTCATTTGGAAAACGACAATCACTAATAACAATATTGTCTTTGCTATTACGCAAACGTGCTTCTAAACTAGCAATCCAAATATCATCGTGGAATCCTCTACGACAAACTTCTGTGCCCCAGTATTGTAATACCCAACGTGGAGTCAAGTCTGGCATTTCTAACTTTTTAGCCCACCACGGGTCAACCTGTTCACGCCATTCACGGGCTTCCTTGGTACGGCCTTCGAGTAATTCTCGGTCCCAAGCAAAGACTGCGGCAACTGCATCTTTAAGTGTAGCGGCAAATGAATCTCTACGAAACTCGTGGAAATTAACAAGGTAATCTGCGGCTGTGTCTTTGCCAGAACCTATGAAGCCGCATACGCCAATAATTGTAGTCATGATTTAGTTTAACACAATTGCTAAACTAGATCAATAGTAAATTAGCCAAAGATAAAGCTTAATGGAGTACCACCATCTTCGTACTTTAACAATGCTTCTTCTAACTTGTCTTTTTCAGCTTGGCCTTGTTGGATCAAGTCGTTACCGTTAAGTTGTACACCGCCTTGTGGGCCAGCTAAACTAGCAAACTTACTACGGGCTTGTCCTAAACTCATTTTAGATACGGCAAGTGCATAATCCTTTAACCACTGTCCTGCATATACATCAGTTAGCAATGCTTCATCTGGGCGATAGTTATAAGTGTGTAATACTGTGCTTTCATCTGCTTTTACATTACGATGTAAGTTTAGAATCTTAGATGAGTTAGACCATGTAAATGTTACGTTGGCGCCAAACATACGTCCCAACAATTCACGCTGTCCCATGTATAATTCAAATGTAGCAAGACCTTGTCCACGTGCGGCATTAAGCATGTACATGTTTAAGTAACCGGCTTCAAAAGGTTCAAAGTTTGTAGCTGTGCTACCAACACCACCTGCACTTTGACGATACATTACTCGAACTTCAATAATCTCGTCTGGCAGTCTGTAGTTACTTTGATCTGGACTTAGTCGCAAAATCATAAAGCTTTCTTCAACAGCTCTGCTACTACGTTGGCGGTAATAGGCAATAGCCCTATCAAGGGCCATATCGTAGTGTTCTTTATCAAGCTCAATGTCAACCATTCCACCACCAAGGTTTAACTCGATGTATTTGATTGCTTTAGCTCGTTGTGTTGTATTTGTGTTTAGTTCTGCCATAAGAGTCTCCGGTAGTATTTACCGGAGACTGGTAGCAAAACTTACTTGATTGCTCGGAGCAAGATGGTTTCTGGAGAAATGCGTCCCTTTAGCTTGGTTTCTACAGACTTAATAGTGTCCATAAACTTACGCAATCCAGGCTTGCCTTGTGTCTTAAACTCTGCTAGCTTTTCTGCAGGCTTACGCAAAGTCTTGCAAGTACTCTTAAGTTCATCGTAGCCTGTAATAGCACTACCCTTAACGCCAAGTGTACTAATTGCCATGTCACCGTGCATAGACACTACAAAGCGACCCAACTTGCGAGTCTTAGTGTTGTAAGTCCACAGCTCGCTAACACCCAAAATTTCAGTTGGGTTAATGCTCTTAAGGCCAAGCTCTGCAAACTCCTTAAGGAACTTGAGATTCTTAACTTGACGCTCTGGAGGAACAGGCTTGCGCTTGGGCTTGGCACGAGTTGCCAGCTTACTTGTTTTGTATGCTACGGAATCATTAATAATGTTTTCCAAAAACTTAACATACGCTTTGACTTCACGCTTGCCCATGTGCTTATAACCTTCAAGCAATTGAGCGTCCTTGCCTTCCAAGAACTCATTCATCTCATCAATTTTACCTTGGATAATATCTGGAATCTTAGATGAATACTGCACCGCAATATTTTGTGCTGACAAAAACTTGTAAGCAGAAAAGTCTTTGCCTGTTGCCAAAAAC